CATCTGTGCTAAGTTGTGCTAACTCTTCTTCTGTGAGATCTTTAAATCTGCTTCTAGCACCCCTTGCTCCAGCTACGCCCCTAGCTTTTGGCATAACAAATGAACCCCTAGCAAATTTTTGAACACCACCACCCGTATTAAGATTTTGAAGTCTGTTTACGCCAATAGTTTCTACAGCCTTTTTTCTAATAACAAACTCGCCGGGAGTTAACATTGCTGGAACAGTATCTCTATTGCCACTACCAGGAACATATCCACCCGTAGCAAATCCTCGTGGTCTTGTTAATCCTCTAGCAAATCCAGATCCAAATTGAGTTAGTGCTGAAATACCTTTAATGGTACTAATAGCGGCAATAGCTGGTAGTACATCTTTTGCAGCATCAGCTACTCTTATTAAGGCGCTAGCTAATTGTAGTGATAAATTAACAAAACTCTTAAAACTATCACTTTCACCAATACTTCTAATTAATGCTAAAAATTCTTCTCTTACTTTTGCTATTTGGTTTGCTAAACTTAATTGTGCAGTAGCGGCGTCTTTAGCTAAAATACCCTGGCCTTGTTGAGCAACTTTAAGTGCCTGCTGTGCTACTGCAAACTGTTGAATAAGAGGAATAACTTTACCAATTTGTCTAAAACCACCTAGTTCTTCAACAATCGCAGAAAATCTTAAATCTCTAGGATCTAAACTTTTAAGACCAATACTAAGTCTTTTCACAGCTTCAAACGGTCCTACGAATTTACCTTCTAGATCTGTTAATGTAACACCAAATTCTTTTAATGCGTCTATTGTATCTCCTCTTTGAATTCTAGTAAAAATAGTTCTTAAACCAGTAGCGATAGTTTCAGCACTTTCACGAGTAGTTTGACGCACACTAGTAAATAATGCTATAAATTCATTAAGGGCCTCAGAACCTTGTGAAACACCCTTACTAGCTGTGGCAAATACACCACCAGTACGCTGAATAGCTGTAATAATATCACTAGCTTCTACGGCGAACTGAGCAGATACGGCACTAACAGAACCTAATGCTTTACCCAAATCAGTAGCACTAATACCAAACTGTCTCATAAGAGCAATACTACCTTCGACAGTTTCATTCATATCGTCAAATGATGGACTCAATGCGCTTTGAGCTAAAGCTTCTAGTGCTCTCTTGGTATCACCAGCTGTAAGACCAGCTTGTGCTAGTGTTACAGAGACTTGAGTTAAGGAGTTTGAGGCCACACCATACTGGGTAGCTAGTCTACTAATTTCACTAGCTAATGACTGTAATCCTTTGGCGCTTTCACCAGTAACCTGTTGTAGTCTAACAAATTCTTTATCAAACTTTATAAATTCATCAACGCCCTTAGAAACAGCATTAATAAAACTATATACAGCAGAAGTAACTATGCTAAAAGCAGCAAAACGTCGGATAGCTAAAGCACTTTGTCTACCAAACTCTTCCATTTGGGTTGCTGCTCTTTGAGTATTTTGACCAACAGAGGTTATATTTCTACTCAAGTTTTGAGCTGCTGCTGTAGCAGCATTCATATTTTGTTGTATATTACGACCACCAACACTATTTATGGCATTTCCCAAATTATTAATAGCTTGGGCTGCACTTCTACTAGCAGTAACTGTATTATTCAATACAGAATTTAATGTCCTAAGATCATTAGACAAACTAGCAACATTTCTAGCAGCAGCGGCATTGATCTGTGGATTAATATCAACCGTTATGGAACCTAACTGTCGCCTAATATCAGCAACAACTGTTCTAAGATTGGCTGGACCTTGAAGGTTAATTTGTGCAGTAAGATTAAAGGCCGATGCCATACTTATTTAACTCCACATAAAATAATATCCCCATTAGCAACTACTACTAATAGGGATACTATTAAGGATATCAATAATGAAAAATTATCAACCTGAGACTGCTGGATTCTCACTAGTTGTGACAGGTGGTTTTGATTCATCCTTAGCCTTTTCTTCCACAATAGGTTGTCCATTATCATCTAAAAATGGTTGATGATCAACCACATATTCTCCAGCGTCGTCTACTCTATGGCCATACTTATCAACAAAGTTACCATCTTTATCGATATATCTGCCATTTTCATCAATTAGTCTACCTTCACTATCAACCAATTTACCTTCTTTATTAATTAATCGAAGTTTATCATCAACAAATTTGAATTGTTTTAAAAACTTGTTTTCTGGTAAACCACTTTCATAATCATTATCTAAACCATAAATCATATTGGCCAAAGCTTGAGCTGCCTTTATAGCAACCTCATCTGTTGACTTATTTAAATAGTCTTCTAGATTAATAAAATACTTATTATTACTATCTTTATACACCGTGCAAGCTGAAACAAGATAATTAAACCTAGCATTATCAGCCTGGCCTTCTGCTGTATGATTATCTAGTGCTGTTCGTACAGAAATTAGATCTCTAATATCATCTCTAACCTTTTTCATATCTAACGCTATTTGTCTAGCTTCTGATAATGGAATACCACCCTTGGCCAGTTTTCTTTCACTATCTAATAGTTTATTCTGTAATTCGCCCAATTTTAGTTGTTTAGTATCATCCCACAAACCCTGTTCTTTTAATAAATCATCAATTTTGGCCCTAACAACAGCCTTAGCTTTGATAGCGTCGCTAAATTCTTGATTATAAATTTTACTAGCTTCTTTTTGATCTTGAACAGATGGTGATCTTACAACGAATTCTCTGGTCTGACCCTCTACTGTGATACTAAAAGTTTTAGTTTTCATAATTATTCCTCATTGTTCCTTTTATAAAGTTTGTAGTGATATTTCGTATTGTCTAAATCTGCTAAACATTTTCTTAGCTGACTATTGCCATTATTAAGAATTTGATTTCTTACCCAATTCCACTTATCGTCAAACGCCAATTCTTCTTCTGTGAGACTATCTTCGTTTTTATGTATTCCCCATAAATGACCAAAAACTTTCTCAAATTCGAATAAAGCGCCTATCATTGTGGTTTGAAATCTTTTGGTTAAGATAGATTTTTGTTCTGGTGTCATTTTTTACGCCTTGCATTTGTTTGTTGCATCATTAATTGCCTTTGAACATCCGGAAGATTTTGCTCATGAATTTGAGCATCCTTATTATTGTTTACTATGTTATTTCTTTCTTTTATAATATTTCTAGAAAGAGCATCATTCAAGTCATATATGTTTTGTGCTTCGTCTTGGGATCCTGCGACTAAAAATACCTCATTAGCATTTTTTAAATTTTTACCTTCTAATAATTTAGATGCTCTATTTTTATTTTTTTGCTTTTCATTTTCTCTTCTTTGTAGTATCATCCATCCATCAAATAAATCATCGTCTTCAAATATATTGTCCGTAGGACATTCTGAGTGTTCTCTGGCATTATCATACATTTTTGTAAACATAACCAACATTTTTTGCTCATCGGTCCATTCTATAACCGATTTATTAAAAACATTTTGATTATTAGTAGACCAATAATTATTCCATATATTACTTCTTGCTAATTTTCTATATGTTTTAGTATCTATCATATTAGATGATATAATATTAGAAATACTATTAAAAAATAAATAATTAATATCGTTTAAGTTATTAAAAATTAAATTATTATTAGTGTCATATAAGCTATAAGCTAAAATATATTGATTTTTTAAAGACTCTAAGTATCCATCAAGAGTATAGCTATCAAAAGAATGTCGTATATTATATTGTTGATTATATGACGCTTTAGTATTCGCTAAATATCTTCTGATAGTTTTAACTTTAGTATTATTAAAATGATTATTATATAAATCTACTTTTAAATCTTCTATTTGAGTTTCTAATTTTTTAAGATTCTCATCCCCATTATATGTCCATAATCCTAAGCCAATCAAACTATTTAATATATCTTCTTCTAAAAGCCAAGTATTAAATTTAGTATTTTCGTACTCATCCTCGGCATATAACTCTGCCTGATATTTAATATCAATACTAGGATAAATTAATTTATACTTATTTTTTTGATAAATAAATATATAATATCCAGATAATATTCTGGATAAATGTAGTTCTATATTTTTTCTATCCATAGTCCTAAACTAAATATCCACAGTCTTATTTAAATCTTCTAAACTACTCTACTTTATCAAGGAGCTAGACTAGCGTAGAAATCACCACCATTATGAGCAACACTAAAGTCGTTATATGTAACATAACTATATGTTATACTCACATTACCACCACCAGTATCACCACCAGTATAGTTTACGCTACTAAGTTTGTTCTTATCTCCAAGACTAATTCTAGTACCTTCGCAAGTTTCTAGGAATATAGTCTGATCTTGTAAATTATAACGAAGCTCACAGGCTCCACTATTACCATAAAAACCACTTTCTGTAGCATTTATACTATCACCACTAACTGCTACTACTTCAAATTCACTAGTAACTTCTACTGGAAATGTTACATAACGATGATAAGGAGCAAAAGTACCTAGTTCGTTGATGGATTCACGACCAAAATCACAACTTACTGTGATATTTTGGAAATGTACAGCATGTCCACTGCCACCACCAATAAGTGAGTTAGTGCCATTAGAGATACCAGGAATATTATCAGGGAATACACAACTACTCATCTTAAGAAACTGTCTGCGACCAACACCAGTAGCTGATTCTGGTTCATCAGTATTATCAAATGCTCCAGTAACAGTACCGCCCCATACCTTATTATTACCAACAAGAGTCACATCTTCTGTAAAGTTACCATCTACTGGAAATGTATAGCTAACACTACTAACATACATACCTGAACATGTAACAGCATGAATTGAGTTACCACTAGAGGCTATCTTATTATCGGCAAAGATAGCGAGTTTCATATCACAACGAGCATTTTGGCGACCAGCAATACTAGCATCAACAGCAGCAATACTACCTTCTTCAGTAGCAAGAGTATAAATTAAAGGATATCCGTCTAATACCTTATTAAGAGTAACTTCAATATCTGGTACAGCTTCTACGTTTTGGTAGATAGCAAGTTGACCAAGTTCGAAGACCTGTTCGAGATTAAAATTTGTTGTAATGCCAACGCTTTGTAAGCCATGAACGGCTGTCATAGTTCCAGCTGCTGAACCTAGTTGAACCTGTTGAATTGCGTAATAAATACGATTATTGGCCATAATTAATCTCCATTAAGAAGTTAGTGTTAGCATCAGCTTTGATTTTTAAAAACATTATGCGATTAATATCATATACACATAAATTCATAAAATCAACCAGAAATTATCTCTATAGTTGCACGAGCTAATCCTTGGTGTAAATTTGTAGATAATGAATCTAGCTCAATTAGGCTAATATTTTTAATTAAACATTTTTTCCAAGGATACTGAGAAACTATATTATTATACATTAATGGATTATTTTTAAGTTGTCCATTATGATCTAAAGGATAATTATCGTCTTGGGCCAATTTATTAGTATCAAATAGTTGAATTGTAGCATCTTGTTGAAGTCTTAATATATCTAATATTTTATTTCTATCATTTTTATTTTCAGCAAATACATAAAAACCAATATCTTGTTCTATCCATAATAAACTATTACCCAATTCATATGGTCTTGATCGTGATCTTGGAATAGACTCTATAACTATTGCTGGTAGTTGAACTCTATGGTTACCATCAACAGCCCATTCTCCATCAGATATTTGGCCAATATCAGGATTATTATTTCTAAAAGACCAATATTGTACAGAAGATAGCCATGGGGCGTCATTAGCTCTGTATGTTTGAACATATCTATAACTATAATTCAATTTAACATCACTGGTTGAGCTTATAGCGTCATCAAATATAATTCTACCCATAGGATAGTTAATAATAAAATCACCACTAGAATAAGGATTATAAACGGTATCTACATATACTCCGCTAATGCTAATAGGATTTCCACTAGAATAACAAGCTCCACTCTCCCAAACCCAGTCCTTTCTAATACTCTGCCAAACCTGACCATCTTCATAAGAGGGATCTTCTACCATCATAAGTTTGGAGTGAGGATAGCTAGATCCATATATAGAACCACTATTAGATATTGTAGCATCAAACCATCCTCCTATATTTAGAAAACCCCAATCTAAAAACATCTTAAAATTAGACTCTAAAATATTTAATAGTAATTCTTCCGAAATATGGTCAATACCCTTAAACACAATATTAGTAGAGCAACTCATGTTTTTAACGCCCTTTCTAATAATTTTTGTATTTTATCTTGAGAATTAGATATGGCTCGTGTTATCCAATTATCTGATATTGTGCCAGAAAATTGATCTGGAACTTTCCATGATGATGTTGACTCTCTCATAACTGCTGATCCTGTTCTTGATCTTGGATTGCTACCCATAACCACATCATAATTAGGAATAATGATAGCATTACCGTCTAATAGTAACCATTCTAGCCATGGTAAACTATATCCTCTTAAACTATCGTTAATATAAGTTTCATCTGTTCCTAATACATCACTAAAATTTGCTCTTATTAATTTTGCGCTAAATGACGATCTTATACTGGAGTTTGTCATTGTGGGCGGATTATAATCTATAACCATATTAGATATCCACATATTAATTAAACTATATATTTTACTACTAGCATCAGGAATACCCAATTCAAATTTAAGCTGCCCACTAAGTAGTGAAAAATATTCTGGTTCAGAGGTTATAGCTTCGCTCACGATATTTGGTAAATCTTTTTTAATAATACTAATAGCTTTATCCATATACTTATTAGCTTCAGGTAACAAAGCGATTAAGATACTTTTTTGTATAACCTGACTATTTTCTAAAACCTTTAAACTAAAATTCATACTAATTTCCAAAAAGAAAAAAGATAATTATTATCACCCAAACCAACAGGGGTAGGATCTTGATATAGATTATATTTAGGATTATCTTTAGAAGAAAGTACTAGCGTTAAATCTTTACATTTTTTAATAGACTTAAAATATTCTATACTACAAATAGCTTGAATCATATTATGGGGTATAGCTATATTTGTTGGTGGATTAATCCATTTTCTATGATCAGAAATTATTGCAAAGTAAACTTCTTCGGTTTTTTCTTCTCCATAATACCCCACACCATTACAATAAGGACACAATTTACCAAGTATGAACGGTACTGGGCCACCGTTTTTATATTTATTAGATGATTTTTTTAAAGCTGGATCATAGATACAATTAGGACAAACTTCTTTTTTACTAATCCCATAATTTAGAACACATTTGGTTGTTAATCCTGTACTTGCTAAAAGCAAATCCATTTGATTATTATAAATACTTTTTAAATTAGCAAAGTCTGGATAGCTCATAGCTTAATCCTATGAATAAAAGTCATTATTTCCAACATTTCTGAGTGGGCCTGTTCTAAGATATCTTGGATCAAATCTATTACTAACAAACGGAGATAGTACAGCGGCAAATGCTGTAGCGTTTTTAACATCCCAGTGACTAGTTAATTCCTCGTATAATCCACAAGCCCCATGATCTATAATAGCCTGCCACCCTGTTAAACTTCCTCCAAAACTTAATGACGCCGGTCCTAGGGCTGTTCTGATACCCTCTAAAGCAGCCTTTGTTCTAAACGTTCCTTGGTCAACAATGCAAGCTGCTTTGAGACAAATTAAGCTAACAAAAATACTATCATTATTGGTTGTAGGATCAGGACTGATATTATTATTAACAACATCAATAGCGTAGGAATAATCTAAATTAACATCAAATTGTACGTATTTAGCCGCTACTGTTATTACTTGTTGAATTCTAGCGTCGCTATATTCATATGGTTCATTAAGATCATTAATTAATGTTCGGGTGATAATAGTTAATTCATTTTGCCAGCTCATATTTTGGCCTTTCTATAAGTTAATATTAATATATACACTATTATCCACTCAAAGCCTGATCTAGAGGCTCTTCATCTTGAGGCAGCATCGCTACTGCCTCGTTCCAAGGAATAACCTGTACACTGGAAAGCAGAACTGACTTGTCGGCTGCGGCCCACATTTTCGCTAGTAGTCCTCCAGGCATCACTTCGGTAAGTAGGTCAGCGCACAACATGAGTCGTCCATCAGTCAATATGCGAGGGACCGGTACGCAAAATTGACTGCCATGAATCGCATGAAGTTCTGCAAGTCTCGCGGCAAGAGCCGGGGTGAACAAGAGAGCATACTGTTGTGCATCTTCGTAAGAGATTGGTAATGATAAATCAGCTAGTGTCATACTGCTATCCTCAAATCAGCAACAAGTCGATCTAGTCGTTGTCTGAGTAATGGTAAATCAATAGACGCACCGATTGAGTACCAACAAAGTCTGGAAGCGGAACGCAATCCTGTTGCTCCAGTGCCAACATTGAGTCCAGCGAAAACCAGACTCACACCGGCGTTAGGAACTTGCGAGGCACGAGCAAACGTTCGCAGGCGACCCCCCGCAAACAGCGAAAACCAGTTTGCTTGAGTTCGAGAAAATCCAAGCAATCCAGTAGTAGCGGCTTGACCGACGCTAGACTCTGCGGCTGCACTTCTATTTCGCACTAGTAAATCTGTGGCACTAGATAAACCGAGTTGAGTTTCACCAGTTGAATTGTAGTTTCCAATGTAGATCGGAAACCCACCAGTATTTGTCGCCGATGTAGTGATGTATACACTCATATGAAAATCGTTTTGTGGATCAGCATTTTGCGCTCGATTACTATTCAAGCTCTTAGTTGTACCGTTACCTAACAAGCCTGTGCGACGATTGTAGTCGCCGCTTACGAAATTTACATTGGTTGGTGCCGTACCGATAAGCGGAGTTAATGCCCCGGCCAGCGTTCGTGCGCCCATCATCACACAACAAGCTCGCATAGCGTACCATATACTATCACCCTTTAAAGATGTGACAAATGTATTAATCGCAACACGCACATGATGTTCAAGTGGCTGACTGTCCGCAGCCTCGACTCGCCGCAGATACTCGGCCGCGTCAGCATCATAGGCGAACGGGTCGCCAGGCATCGGCACCGGCGATGCATTGCCAAGTAAACCAAGCGGCATAGATGAACATGCATAACCCTGACTTATAATACCGTAGTTCACAGATCTGCTCCTAGAGCGGTAACGTATGTAGCTTGAGACACGGATGTTGTTGCTCGTAGCGACCAAGATGCATTTGGCAGAATAAGGTTGGCGTAAAGTGCTGATACTCGCGTTGAAGCCACTGACGTAGAAGCCACAGCCGAAGCCAGCACAATTTCGTCTAGCAAGAAATAGCTTGTACCATCATGCAAAAACAGCCGCACAACAGCTGCTGTAGAGGTAGATGTAATCGCAATTTTGCAAATCACCTCTGCAATTCTTGTGCCAGTACTAGCACCCGTCAATATAGTAGCAAAATTTGTAGGAGAAGTATATGACGAATCGGCGGTCGCTACAGATGCCGAACCGATACGCGGAGTTACTGCGAAAGATGGACTAGTTGCCATAGTATTTTCCTTTTGTTAACGAAAACTTGACCATAAATATAAATTACTACTATTAATAATATTATCTATTGCATTAACTGTAAAGTTTCCAGATGAAGAAGATATCGATATTCCACTTCCGGAAGTCAGATTGGTTACCGGTAGTAAGCCACTAACACTACTATTAAAATCTGTAATTTGCGAAGATGTGTGGGTGTGTCCTGTTACGCTATAATTCCCGCTAGGTTGAAGTCCACTAGTATTAATAGTTAAAGTATTACTACTATCGCTATAGTCTAAACTAATTCCCGTTCCAGCCACTAATAAACTACTAACTCTATCATCAACCTCTTCTGTAGTTAGTCCTAAGCTACCGCTGACGCTTACCGTGAAAGATGATCCGCTAGGAACAACACTAATATTAGTTCCGCCAACTATATTTGTAACAGGCAGAAGGCCGCTAACACTACTATTAAAATCCGTGATATCAGAAGATGTATGAGTATGACCATTAACACTAACGCCCGTTCCATTAATATTTAAAGTAGTAAAATTACCGCTACTACTTGGAACCCAATAATCTGTAGACGAATTATACTGTAAGAATTGACCATTTGTAGCTCCGCTCACACTAACGTCATGATTATCATCTAGATGACCATAACTTGTGGGTCTTACGAATATCTTGCCTTGGTTTTGATGGCGATTTAATATAATCGCAACACTAATACTATGTTTTGGTTCGACCTTGGTTAGTTTTCCGGCAACTATTGGGTGAGCATAAAGAATATCTCCTTCGCTCCAGCTAGGTTCTCCAGCATCCCAAAGTTTTCCAGCATATCCATTAGACGCTGCATCACCCCTGGTATCAATTCCTCTAATATATCCAAACTGTGTGGTATATCCATTAACACCATTAGATATATTCTCTGTAACCAGCCCCATGAATCTTACTTCTCGGACACTACCATCAGCTGTAAAGGGAGCTACTTCTATCCTATTATTGCCGCCGGGAGTTAAGCCGCTAGCATATACTGCGGTTCCTTTGGTTAGAGTTGAGGTCGTATTATTTCTTACTCTGTAATGTAACTCTTCACCCATATGTTGAGAGTATGTATCTGTGAATCCTAAATCAAGAGTACCCTCACTACTATTCCACTGTAATTGACCTTGAGATAAATCTGGATCGGGAAGAGATGTATTAAAAATTAATTGATTATAAGTGCCACTAACAGCAACTAGATTACCACTAACGCTTAATAGATTTCCATCAAACGTTAGGTTGCTTTCAGCGTTTACTCCAACTGTGCTTCCTGTGCTGGTGAGAATTCTATTATCGCCGCTATTTGCTATAACCGGAAGAAGGCCGCTTACACTACTAGTAAAATCACTAATATCAGCAGAAACATGGTAGTGAATTCCACTGGCATATATTCCGCTAGGCTGTTTGTTGTCCAAAGCGGTTTGTAAGCCACTCACATCTGCTATAATATGATTGTGACCATCTAAACTATAGTTGCCACTAGGTTGTAAACCGGTTACACTAATAGAATAAATATTATTATTAAAAGACGTTACAGCATAACCACTTCCACTAACGGTTGGAAGTAAACCACTAACTCCGCTAGCAAAATCAGTAATATCATTGATTGATACGGCTCCAGACCAAGCGGTCGTTTGAATAGTATTGTCTACAAAAATTAATCCACTGGGTAATGTTAAACTACCGTTTCTATTAAATATCCATTCAACAGCATTGTTGGGCCAACCCAAACCAATATAAATTTCACTATTGTCACCAATCTGTATATACTGTTGGCCGTCCGTACTAGCAAGGCCACCTAATGATCCAGAAGGTGCTACAAACCAACTAGATCCGTCCTGAGTCAGCCCTGGATAGCCCTTAGATATTATACTATTTGTAGGGGTTCTTAAATTACCGCTTGTATCAAAAATCCAGTGATTATTATTTGAGTCTGTGCCAACAATAACATCTCCACCATCTTTTTCAATTTTAACATATTGATCATCATCACCTAAGTATATATCAACAGTTGTTGGATCCCCTGCTACAAGATGAACATGACTATGTTCTGAACTAGAAACTCCATTATTAGTCACAGTAATAAATTGACCAGTTGGCATACCATTATATTCAAAATTGTAATATAATTCTGGATCATTTTGGGTCTGTGGATCGGTTGATAATGTTCCATCAACGCTTGTTAGTGTTAGAGTAAATTCAGAGATATTGCTATTAGCCGGGATAGTCCAAGTAATAGTTTCTGTATCTGGAGCAGATGTACTTACGAAAGTTAATTTACCATTTAATGCTCGACCTAATGATTGTGGAGTAACTCCAGCGCCAGAGATTGTATAGTTTACTGTTCCAAAATAAGCCCAGCTATTTAGAGTAACTGAAATTGTGATAGGGCTACCATATTCAATATAATTGCTAGAATTGATTGTCCAAAGAGCTACGGTTGGGCGAATTACTAAGCTTTGCCCAGAAGCTGCTGTTGGAGGAGCTATAGATAGTGTATTATTTGTTTCACTTAGGATACTTCCGCTTGGGAATGTTAAAGAACCGTTGCTATCAAGCACAGCTTCTTTATCGCCATTGGTTAATCTATCGTGAGTATGACCTTCAATGCTATAGTTTCCACTCGGTTGTAATCCAGTAGCAGAAACTATAAAATTTGTACCAGATTGTGAAACATTAATATACGATCCTGCACTAATATTTTTAACAGGTAACAATCCGCTTACAGAAATAGCGAAATCTGTTATATCACTACTAGAATGAGTATGAACTAGCGGGGCTTTATTTGCTAATCCACTAGCTATTGTTGTAGCGAAGTTAGGGTCATTTCCAAGAGCAGAGGCTAATTCATTTAAGGTATCTAGTGTACTCGGAGCAGAATTAACAAGATTGCTAATTTCATTGCGAACAAAAGCTGTACTAGCCGCTTGAGTGCTATTAGTGCCGCTGCTTGCTGTTGGTACTGTTGGAATACCAGAAAAATTAGGACTATTTAGTGGAGCATAGATTCCGCTAACTAAACTATTTACTTCACTATTAAAATTTGTAATATCGTTAGTAGAATGAGTGTGTCCAACCACACTATAATTTCCGCTAGGTTGTAGTCCGCTAGTACTGATAGTAAGCTGATTAGCAAAATCGTTGTAATTTAATACTATATTTGATCCACCAACTAGAAGATTGCCTACCCTATCATCAACTTCTTCGCTGGTTAATCCAAAAGTTCCGGTAACAGCAATAACAAAATTACCACTATTATTAGTTACATTTATTCCACTACCAGAACTGATATTTTTGACTGGTAGCAGACCACTGACACTACTATTAAAGTCTGTTATATGATTAGAGGTATGGTTGTGATTAGCTAATGCATAATTACCACTAGGCTGCAAACCAGTAGCAGATATATATAATATATTATTATTGTCATCATAATTTACAGATATATACGATACGCCGCTGATAAAAGATCCGACAATATCTTGTACTTGTTCGGTTGATAAAGTAGCTCCACCGCTACTTGAAATAATTAAAGAAGGAACCTGAGAATTATAGTTTAAAGATATGCCACTACCTGCTACTAATAAACTAGCTATATTATCATTAATATTCGATGGTAATACTGGTAGATCGTGAATGATACTAATATTGGTTCCACTATAAGAAACCACACTCACATTAATAGGCTCAGAACCTACTTGAGTTTCTATGATCAGATTATTTAGCGGCGGTTCAATTATTTGAACATTTATATTATTTGTCATGGGCTACAATTCAAAATTTGTTCATTTTGTGAATATCGTGGAACTATACTAATTAATCCGTATAATATTCTATATGTATTTTTACCACCACCAATATAAAGATCATCATTACTTTGAATCTCTAAATCATATTTAGCCAATTTAAAATCAAAATTATTAGTTGTAGTTGCTGGTAATAATAGTGTTATTACGCCATTAGGGCCGTCGATAGTAAATTTATATTCACTATAATCATTATTTAAAGTAGTAAAGGTTTTAGTCTCATTTTTATTAGTAGTTAATATTAATCTGGCACAATAACCAGTTAAATCAATAATAGCATTATTACTATCTTTATAAGTTAAAGATAATCTAAAAGAAGATCCTTGTTCGATAGAAAAATCGTACTTTTTTGAAGACATATTTTGGCCCTTAAATTATTAAATAAATACTTCTTCTATATTCTAATACACCTAAAAAAAAAGGCCGGCACAAGGCCAGCCTTTTCTTTATAGGATATTATGAGCTTAATATTAGAGAGCGCCAAGGAGTACTCTACGATTATCGAGTACAGCAAAACCTTGTTCTGCCCAGCCATAAAAACCGGCTCTCTTCTGACGATGAAGAGTATCGTCTTCGAAGATTTGAACTTCTTGACGAACTGGCATAATAAAACTGTCTCTCTTGCGTAGATCAAGACCAACAACAAGCTCAACCTTATCATCACTACCAGAGTAGTTCTGTGGTAGAGTACCACCAAGAACGTTACTGTAGAATAGTTGATATTGTTGACCTTCACCAAGTTCATCACGATCATGGAGGTTAACACCAAAAACGCGATTAACAGTACCGTCAGCAGCGGTATAGATCTCACGACGAGTTACTTCGTCGATTTGATCAAGACCCCAGTTGCGAATATCTTCCATGGCTTCTGGACTAACATAAAGATCTGTTAGCATACCACGGTTATTACTAGCACTGTTACCACCACCATTTCTACGCATAACAGTCTTCATGAGAGATACTAGTCTCTTACTGAAAAGACCTGGATTAGCATCACTATCATAAACTACGATGTTGCGATCAACACCAGCAGCTAATAGTGTGTGCCAACCGTCATCATTCATCTTTTTTACAAATTGAGCTTCGAGAACTTCCATAGCACGACCAACAACGTCCCAACGGGCATCGCGGGCATACTTTAGAAGATAATCGATACTAGCGCCAATGTCGTAGGTTGGAACCATGACATAATCGCCCTCAACATGCTTTTGTGGAATATAACCATGATTTGGAATGGTATAGGCCACAAAGTCTTTTTCTGTACCAGGAGCAAGGAAGTCTAGAGGAAATTCTGGAGTAGCACTTTGAGCAAGTTGGATTGGCTCAAAAATGTTATCTAGAATATTGCCACTAAGCACACCTTGACGAAGAGGAAGTTCTAAAGCTTTGGCAAATTCATGATTTGCTGCTAAAGCTTCCTCTTTGTGTAACGAGCCAGACTTAACAAGAAGATCTGTTAGTTCTGGAGTTGCTTCAAATTTTCTATTGGCCATGTTTTTCTCCCTTATCATGTTATATTAATGTCTACTTTTACGTAACCATCAGCATCTTTAACGCCCATAAAACGACCTACCTTAACACTGTTAGTGCTGACGGTAGTTAGTTTACCATTTGCACCGTAGTAAGCATCAGCACCAACTGTTGGATCAACGCCAGAAACAACCATATTAGTTGTTACTTGACCTTGACGTAGTAAGGTTACCTTACTACCAGTTTGTACTTCGTCCTTGTGCCAGTTGATGTGTTGTCTTGTTAAGTCAAGATTAACAACATCATTAAGCAATAGGCCGGCTGGCTTGGTGCCAGATTGACTAGCGGAATATGTTACAACAGCACTTGAGTCGTCCATTGCTACGCCGCTACCACCAGTACTATGAACAACAACACCACCACGTTCAGCGGTTGTATCATTGCAGAAGTAAGAAATATCTGTGTAAGCTTCAATACGATCTGATTTTAAAGCCATTTTTACTCTCCCTTATTAAGTTTTTTACCTAGTCTAGTACAAACAAAGTCAACTAAAGCAGCTCTGGTATTTTGAACTTGTGAATCTTCGTCGCTTCCGACACTAAGACTAACAGCTTCTTCTACTTCGGCTGTTTCGAGCACCGAGGCATCTACCACAGAAGCCTTTGGAGCAGTTTTCATTTCTTCAGAATCATCCTCTTCATCTTCATCTTCTGAAGCCTTTGTTGTTTGTTTAGAGGCGATTAATGAAGCTATAACGCTGAATAATTCATCATCAATGCTGTCAAATTTTTCAATTGAACTTTCAGCTGTGTTTTGATCAATACCGCTTTCTACTAAAGAAGCCATTCTTTTCATTTTCTTTTCTTTCTTCATCATTTCTTCTTCTTTAGATTTGTAAGCAGCAAGTACCTCGTTGGTACTTGAAAGTTCATTCTGAATAGCTTCTAGAGCGGCCTTCATTTTTTTCATTTCTTCTTCTTTTTTGGTCATCTCTTCTTCCATCTTTTTGGCCGCTTCAACTTGTTGATCAGTTTCAACAGTTGGTTCTACTACAGTTTGTACAGTTTCTAAAACTTCTGATTCTGCGACTACTGTAGTATTTTCTGTTTCAACACTCATAATTGTCTCCTTTAAGTTGGCTTGATTTGAAAATACACCTTCTTCTGAAAAATCGTTATTTTTTTCTAAAATTATATTATATTCTGCTAATTCTTTGTTTAGGTATAATTCTTCTTTTGTAAAAATAATACTTTCTGGATTAGCTGGTTTATTTACAAAACCCTTACCAGAGAAAGTTATTTGTCTTAAAACTCTACCTATCTTATAGTTTTGATGTTCTCCAAGACCACCATATGCTCTTAAATGCTGTGTTAAAAATGCTGTTTCTTCATTGCGTGGTAATATATTATACTTACCTGTTGTTTTATTAATTAAACCATAATCAAAACCTTTAAAGAAACACTCCATACTAACATATTTACTACCACCCTCTATTTCCCTGATTAGAGATACTGCTCTTTCTTTAAGTTCTGGTTCAGTATATCCTGTATATATTACAGATCCTGTTAAAATATGAAATTTTTCAGGTAAATCTGAATACTCAGTATTTTCATTTATAATTTGACCATTTTCATCTATGGGCCAATTTGATGTTATATGACCAACAATTAAATTTTCATTATGTTCTAAGTTTGTAGGTTTATGTGTGGGTGTTGATTTTGCTACCCAAACCTCTCTAGGATCAAAAATATCATCATTTTTATTCCATGATGTTGTTACTAGTATTGATTGAGTATAATAAAGATCAGAATCTTCAATACCAGCAAAAGATTTATTCTCAATACTAGCTTTAGTTATTTGTGGTTGTTCACTTTTTTCGGCTAAAGAAGCATATACTATGGAAGATTTAGCAGATAGGAGTTCAGTTAGTTCGGCGTCTTTTTCGGCTTTATAAATATGCATTATTATACTCCTGTATTATATTAGCCATACACCATTTGATAAAAATAACTTTTAGTATACTTGATTTCTTCTGCGGTAAGTGGTCTATTAAGTTCTGAGTAAATATTTTTTGTTAATTTATTGTATAGATTAATTGTGTTTAAAATATCAATACTATTTAAAGTATTGAGTTTTGATAAAACTATATCAGCTGTAACTGCCGACTGAGGTTCTAAACTAAACAAGATTTTAGTTTTCGTAATTTCTGCTTCGTCATATTCTACGCTAGATAAACTTCTCATATTTTTCTTACTATAAAATTCTAACAAATAAGGATTCATTATTTCGTTGATTTTATCTTGAGCTTGTATAGCCCACAGTTGTAAAGATGCTCCTGTTTGCGGACTAAAAGTTTTTGTTTTTCTCTTTTTGGTATCTGTACTATTCTTGGGTCTACCTTGTTGTGGTTGTCCTGGTAAAGAACTACTAGGTATAGTTGTTTGACTCTTCATTTCTAGTGCTGTCATTTCGCCACGTTTTTTAGGATCCAAAGTTAAACCTACTTGACTTGGAGTAGCAATACCTAATTGTAAACACATCTTTTTTAGAGTATTTTCATAATTAGCATCAAAGAATGGGCCAGCTTTTTGAACCATTCTGTCAGCATTTCTAGCTTTATCTTCTCTATTTAATCTACTCTTTTCTGTATCTGGATCAAAACCAAATACTCTTTGTACTAATTCATCACTGACGATATTACGATCAGCTAGTTGAATAAGTAGGGCTTTTTCTGCGTCTTCATTGCTAAGATCCATCCTGTCGAATTCTATTTTAGCTGGTAATCTAAAACCCATGGCCTTTTGAACCATAGCAATTTCTTGTTTCCAAAACATCATTAAAACTTTACGTCCATACTGTAGTCTTTGTGTTAGTGTTTTGAGACTTATGAAATTATTGGTAGTACCAGCAGCACCAAATGTGCCAGTTAGTGTTGGTGGAATTCCTAAGCCAGCATAAATACTATTTAAATGAGGAGCATACTTAGCCTCTCCTAAAAATTGATGAACATTGGTTTTGCTTTCAATAAGCTCTATATCTGGACCCCAAACTAAGTCCATTGTGCCGCCACCGACATTGGCTTGTAGTATTTGACTCAATTTACTGGCGGCGGCTTGGGTTGGAGCAATTTTATGTTCTAAATTTCCTAATTTAAAAATTCTAATATTACTAATTGCACCATCAAGAGCGGCAAGATCTGCTAATTTTAATTTTTCTACAATACCAATATCGTCCATAATACTATAGATCATAGGAAATGCCCATGTTTTCCAGTCATCTTTTTTATAGTGGTAAACAAAAGTTTTGTCTGGATTTAGTAAATATGCTTTTTTAGCCTTAGCGGCTTCTATGATCGCTGATGGCAGTTGATCAACAATGGCTTTTTCAGCATCGTTTTTAGGAGCATTAATAAGTTTACGTAAACTAGCTGGTAAAGTTATAGCGTATGTTTTATTCTGTACAAAAGAAGATAAAGAATCTCCCATAACATCAACACATCTGGGATCTATAAAAGTATATGTCCAAGGAATTTCTCTTTTTTCTACATTACCATCTATAGAATTAATAACCAGATCCGGACTAGCTGTAGCTTTGTATAAGCTGTCTGCAACTTTTAAACTAATTTTTGCTGTTTGTCTATTTATTACAACATTACCAACACGATATAGATTATTAAGAAATCTTTCGCTGCGTTCTTCGCCCCTAACCTTTTCAAACCAATTTCTATAAAATCTTTCTATTCTTTTATTTGGATGAACAAGTCGTATACCCTGACTAGCAAAATCACCCATAAGATCAATAACATTTTTTACTAAACCGACACGATTATATATTTGATCTGCTACCGAAAAGATAGCCTTAATTTCTGTTGGAATAGCTTCGTCTGGTCTAAAATAGTCATAGTCTGTTCTGGTTAAACCTGGACGACCAGACATTTGACCGTCTAGATTTATAAAGCTACGAAATCGACTATTAGCTGCTGTAGCCTTATTTGTAAATAAACCGTATTCTTCTAAGCTTTTGCTAGATTCATTAAGAGCACTTTGTTTACTCTGTAAATCGGCTTCGTCCCATGTAACATAAGCATTTTCAGGTAAGATATTAGCACTCTCTATTGCTTCGCTCTTGGGATATTTTTTTCTTGGCATAATAATGATATTGTAATGTGTTTACTAATAGTATTAAGTTTTAATACACAATTATCTATAAATTCCACCATATATATTAGAGTTGGCACTATCTACAAACCAGTTTGGCCCTTTATACATTTGACCGTCTTTTTTCTCCATATTATCTAAATTGTTTCCAATAATTTCAAAAGATGGAGTTTGTAAGGTTCTATTAAGTTGTCTTGCTAACATATTAGCTATTAATAAAGCACTATATCTATCTTTTCTTAATTTACCCTTTTTACCATTAGGTAGTTTAACTTCTGGAGTATCCCATCTGTCTCTAGCATTAGGACCGGTACTAGTTTGAGTCATTATAATAGTTGTCAATTCATTTTTTAATTCTTCTATTTCTAGTATACATTCACTTTCACTATCATAAAGATTATCTAGATCAGTGGTCATAATGTCTTTATTTTCTTTATCTAACGCTAGTGCTAAACTGACCTGATCAAACCGTGGAAATAACAAAGCCTTATCTTCTAAATCTTTTCTTAATCCGTGATTAGCTTGGCTAGTCCAGTCTGCTCTGGCAAACTGTACTAATTCTAATATATGTAAACCTTGTTGATCATCAGTTTCTTTGGCTTTATTAGGATCTATAGCTGGCCATATAATACTTTCACCTTCTTCTAATTTATCAGGATCATGTAATGCTTCTTCTATAGCGACACCACCACCTTGAGCATCCATTCCTATGCGAATACAAGGAAAAGTTTTCATAAGATTACGAATTTTTCTAGAGCAAAATCCATAGAAATCATATTCATTAACTAGTCCTGTTTTTTGTCTATCTTTAAAATTATTTCTATTTGTAGTCCAACAATATACTATTCTGGTATGATCTTTATGTAATTCTAATACTACTATACTAAAATTATCTTTTTCACTAGCGGGATCGATTCCGTATACATATTGACAGTCGGCTTTTCCTCTAGTAGTAACATCAAATAATATTTGATTATTATTAACAAATACTGGTTTAGTATCATTAGCCACACAACTCTCTATAAGAGAACGTCTGAAGAACCCGTCACTATCTTCTGTAAAACATGCAGCATATTCCATATTATAAATACCAGTATGAATAGTAGCTTTTGCTCTACTAACTTGTTTATCATCCATAAAACCTTTTGGAATAAGCTCATAAGGCACTCGTATAATACTATAATCTCTCCAATTAAAACTATCTGGTACTTCGCCCTTGAAAATTTCTTCTAGCTTATGTTGATCTCCTCTGCTATTGATAATATCTTTATATCTTTTCCAATACTGTGCAAAATGTTTAAAACTATAATCAGCAGTACCAGCAATAATAGCTTGATTACCCTTCTTTATTTGAATAGCTTCTAGCTGCTCACTCCATAAGCCGGCCTGTATCATAGCTTGTTTTTTAGCTTCTTCTTTAACGTTTTGAATAGGACTAGCGCTTACAGCAGCGAACCCGGATACTACCGTTTCGTAAATATCTGGACTTATTGATGCGAACTCGTCAGCGATGATAATATGTGCTCTAAGACCTCTAATCTTCGAACCGTCGCCCATCGGCACTGCTATTGTCCAACTTTCACCCAGCCTTATAGTGCATCTATCAACATCTCGACGCGGACCATCATCGTTTCCACTAAAGATGCTACGAAGTATAGGACTATTACGCCATAAAGTTTCCATATATTCAAATATGATTTTACTTTGTCGAAATGCTGCACCAACCACAACAATCTTGGTTCCTGGAACTAACATACATCTCAACATGCAATATAATGCCATTAAGAAACTTTTTCCGAATCCTCTAGAAGCAACAAACATTGGAAATGGTCGTATCCAAAACTCTTGAAGTATAGCTATTTGTATAGGATGTAATTCTATGTCAAATAATAGTTTTACTGTTGTACCAAAATATTTAGGATTTTTTAATAGTCTTAATAAATGTAGATCGGGATTTTCTATATCTTCTTTGGTTCGACCAATCATAGGATTGTGGTCAATCACTAAGGAGTTTAAATCCCCTAAGCCTAGCCACACATCATCAAATTGTGTTATTGTCTTTAGGCCCGTATTTTTCATATATTCTTTTCATTATGCTAACTGCTGTTCTTTCTGCCGACTCTGGATTATCACAAAATAAAACATGAATATTATAATTGAGTTGAATTTCTACTAAATGTTTCATTATATAATTACCACTAATTCTAAGCTTATCCCACATCTTTTTAGGAATATCACTACCCACAGGAAAAGTATATATATCTTCAATATTAAATTCCATAATCATAAAACTATGAGGAATTTCACTCATGCGCTTTAATACATCTTTAAATCTATTTTCTGTTATATTAGTAGCAATTTCACTAACACTTTTTTTACGCTCTATAGTAAATAAACTTTCTAATCCTTCTATGCTATAGTCTCCTGTATCTAGTTTTCTTTTACTAGTAGTATGAAAGCCAAATTCCCAAGGAGTTTGTTCTCTAGTATCAACAATAATAGTAAAAGGATCAGTTTTATAGTTCATGGTTGTGCAGAGTTAAGGATTAGTTTCAAAAAGAAAGGGGCGTAATTTTCTTCATTATTTTTAATCATGTCATGGTGGGTTTTACAAAGAGTAATACCATTTTGAATGTGATATCTTAGGCCGGGGAAATCGGCCCACTTATTAATATGATGAGCATGTAGTTTATTTTTACTAGAACAATGAGGCCACATACAAGAGTATTTATCTCTTGTTTTTACTTGTTTTCTCCACTGTTTATATTGGGGATCATTATAATTTCTCATCATTATACTCTAAAGCTTCTGGACTAAGTATAGGAGAGTCCACCTTATGATCTGAATAGTTATGATAATCATATAAAGATTTTTTAGCTTTGTCTGTGGCCATAGCTAATATTGCCATTTCTTTGCCTTCTTTTTCTCTTACAATTTCATCCTCAAGCATTCGTATTAAACCTACCCAGCTACTTTTACCATCTTCTATTCTTTTGATTCTTTGCTCTCTGGTGGCTTTAAGATCTTTACTAATTTTTTGTTGTTCATTAAGCAGTTTAGTATATTCATTAGTGTAACTAGCTATACTATTACGAGCAAAGCTTAGTTGAGTTTCGAGGTTGGCCAGTTTAGGAATATCTCTACTATCTTCATTCTTTTCATATTCTTTATCTACTAACCTTTGAAGTTTTTCAGTTTCACTAATGTGGCGCTTGCGTTCTTTCATACTTCGATTAATAAGAATATCAATAGTAATAAATTGTTTGATTTGTAATTCTTCAGCAGGAAGCACGTCCTCTCTGAATTGTTTAACTAAATTTATCCATGTATCCTCAAAATATTGAAGTTCTCCGCTAGACTCATCAAACTGTCGTGCTATTTCGGGCCAAAATGTTTTGCTGCGTAATTTTCTTTTTAAAACACTATTTTCATTTGTTTCATCAGTACTAAATAGTTGGTTTTCATCAATATATCGGTTGATAGGATCAATATTACGATTTAGCTGGTTAGCAATTTGTTCTATGCTAAGAGTTTTTATATTATCTCTTATAAATTGTTCTTCATCTAAGCTAAGTTGTCCGCGTTTTTTAGGCATAGTCTTTTAGTATTTCTTGAAGTCTA